GGAAGGCACGTAGCCATCATAGATGAGCACAGCCCTGGCCGCGCCCGTGGCCGGAATACTGCGCGTGTAGTAAGTGCCGGAGGTCTGCACCATGCCCATGAGCACCTGCGTGCCCGGCCAGAGGACAGGAGACCCAGCCGTGTCACCGGAGAGCTTTGCTGTCACGGAGAGCGTGCCGCTCGCCACAAAATCGGAGAGCTGGACGGCCTGCCCTTCGGCTACGGTCATCACCGCGCCGGAGGGTAGCCCCAGTTCGTACTCCACGTGCGTGGCGGCGCTGGGAGTCTCGGAACAGGCGAGGAGCATGAGGTCGCTCACCCCGTCAGAGCTTATCGTGGCCGAGCCCAGGGGGACGGTGTTCGTTCCTTCCACGAAGTCAGCAGCCAGCAAACGGAAAGCAATATCCTTGGTCTGGTGTGCCGTCCATGTCGAAGCGTTGGATGAGGAAAGCAATACTCCGACGGTGTATGGCTGGGCAGACACCCACTGCTGGTGGGCGCTGTCGAATGCGCCCATCTCGGCGATAGCCACGGCCGTGTCAGCATCGTCGCAGAGGATGACCAGGGCATACTCAGTGGATGCAGAAAGGGGTACGGGAGCATCAAAGAGAATTCTGGTGGCGACAGAGGCTCCGGCAGTGATGGAAGAAGCCGGAACAATGGCCTCTGTCAGCACTGACCGGGTCGGATAGCCACCGGAGGTCTCGCGGATCTGGACACGGACGCCAGAGGCGCCCTTAGCAGTGAAAAAGAGGTCCACACCAGAGATCTGCCGGGCTTTTTCGAGGACAAAGGTCTGCGCCAGCGGGTCAATGTAGGTGTTTACCACGGACTGCACAGTGCGCAGCGTCGTGGTCTCAAGTGTACCCTGTCCGACGAAGGTAGCCTGTGCGGTGCTCCCGCCAGCACCCGTGAAAACAACGGCTTTCACGCCGGCAGGAACGTTGGCGGGAACAGTGAAGTGGCCGAAAAGTTTCCCGGACGCATCTGCCGCGATGTCGGATTCCGCGGGCGTAATGGCGATGCCGTCGAAGGTCACCCGGCTGAGCTTTTCTCCGGACCCGAAGCCTTCACAGGTGAACGCGATGCTGATCTGCCGCAGGTATTCGATGGCAGAATAAGAGACGCCGGCCGTCTCCGTGGACGATCTGGAAGATGTTACGGTGGAGCCATGCTGGGGATGCGTGGGGGCGTAGATGGTCCGATAGAACTCCTTCGTGACCGGGCTGGTCCAGGTCGTATTCGTAACTGTCCAGCGATCCACGGCAGGCGTCAGCGTGGCTTTCCCTGGCATGACGGCGAACGCGAGATAGGGGTTAATTTTCATCTCGCCGGTCATCAGCGGCTGCTCCAGGACGACAGAAGAAGAGGAGCTGCGGGCAGCCGGGAGCTTCACATCGGAAGAGACGCCGGATACGCTGGCCCTGATAGGCAGCGTCAGGAAACCATTAACCACTGCGGCAGTCTGCTCCAGTCCCTGATCCCGCATACTGTCATCTAACAGCGG